CTACATCGTTAACTGCTAATTCAGAATAGGGAGTAAATTGGCCAGGAGTAGGATCGTCAAGTATAGTAGTAGCACCAACTGTTATAAACATATCCTCTCCAGTTGGACCTTGATATGGAAGTTTTTGTGATAGCTGCCATACAACTTCTAAAACTACATCAGTTAGTTCATTATAATCTTCTACTACATGCAAAGATAAAATTAATAATTTTTCCATTTCTTATCCCGAAATAACTTTTCTTAATATAACTTTTTGCTCACCAATATATAATGTGTTAAAGCCTGTTACTTTTATTCTTAAATAAAATCCTGAAGATACCCAAGTAGTATGCGAACTTGCATTGTAATATGTTCCGGTATATTCTGTATTGTTGTTAGAATTGTATATTACAACTGCTGAAATTGGAGTTCCATTGTATGAATATAACGATGATGATGTAACATTGATGTTGTATGCAGATCCGCCCCAATCTACTCTACAGCCTATCCAACGTTTTTCGTATGCTCGATAATATCCAGAGCCTCCTCCGTTAGTATTAACCAGGACAGCAACTTCATATATTCCTCCGGTATCTCGGGTTAACGCAAAGTCATAAATTGTATAAGTTCCGTTGAACGATGACCAAGTTGGATATACTATTTCAGAAATGCTGTCTCCTATTATTGTTTGTTTAGAGGAAGATACAGTACTGGTATAGTTGTATCCAATACCGGTTACATAGTCGCCTACTACAACATTATTGTTTGATGATGTAACAAATTGTCCTGCTCCTCTTCCTATAATTACATTTCCAGTTCCGGTAGTAATACTTGAACCTGCAGCGTACCCAATACCTATATTGCCATTGCTGTAGAGTCGTAAAAAGTCATAAGTTCCGTTTTGTCTAATTGAAAAACTTGAATCAGTGTTAGTCCCTATATCATATGATATTACTCCGCTAGAAGTTAACGTCAGGTCTGCTCTTCCTGACGATGCAACAAATCTAGCACAATCGGCGTCTGTTCCTTGAACAAGAAATTTATAACCCGACGAACTAGTAGCGCCTATAATCATATTTCCGTCAGCATCAATCCTTGCTCGTTCTGTATTTCCTCCAGAAAGGAAACAGATTCCACCTGATGAATAGTAGTTAGCAATCACAATGTTTCCTGCACCACCAACTGCACCGGTTATTCCGGTTCCATTTAAAGCAAACGCACCACTAATGCCTCCGACTACCGGTTCAAATAAACATGCACCGGTAGAATTATTATTCTCCGATCTAATTGCTACATTGCCAGCGTCAGCAACACCGTATACATGTAGTTTTCTCGAAGGAGAACTCGTCCCAATACCAATATTGCCAGAAGTGTCTTTATATAACTGTCCAGAACCAATATTCAATACACCGGTTGAACCAGTTAATGTTCCAGTATAAATTAAGTTCGGTAATGATAAGTCACCAGTTAATGACCCGCCGCTTATTGGCAATACGTTAGCTAACGAAGAAGAATTTAAACCAACAACATCAATTATTGATCCAACGGTTGCACCGACAGCTAATACTGCCGCAGTTCCGGAACTTGTAGTAACATCTGTTCCGTTAACTAACTTCACACCGTTTAAAAATACATCAATACATCCCGGAGTATAACCCCCGCTAATAGTAAAAGACGTTTGACCTGCGGATGCAATGAACTGTTGTCTTACAGGAATAGATATTAGTCCTGCTTGGTTAGGACTTGCATCAACCCATTGGCTGCTACTACCATCATTGTAATAAACAAACATTCGGCCTAATTCACTATTCCACCATAATCGACCTGCTACAGGACTAGTAGGCGGTGTATCTGAAACTGTAACCGATCCGCCAATTGATCCCCATCCTGCACTAGTGTAACCTTCGAAACTGCTTAGTTCACTATTGTAGCGAAGCATTCCGTTTTCGCCTGTTGGTCTTTCGCCAGTAGTACCTATCGGAATAATAACAGCATCGGAAGCATCAATATGTAATGTGGCAGACGGGGATGTTGTGCCAACACCAATCTTACCATCAACTGTTTTGTACAGTTGTCCCGAACCAATATTAACAATTGCTGTATCACCTGTAAACCCATTAATTGTTGGATTAGTTAATGTTTTATTTGTTAAGGTATCAGAAGTATCACGGGCAACTAAAGTATCAGTTGCAGCAGGTAATGTTATTGTGCCAGATGATGTAGCTGATGATTGTAATGTTGTGGTGCCCGAAGTTGAACCGGAAAAAATAACACCATTTAACGATATTTTCTTATTTGAGTCTCGAATAACAACGGTTGAGGCGGTATTATGAATATCGCTATCATATCCATCTAGTAAGTCTGCATTTAAGTTACTTACCTTAGTTGTTGAAGATAAAATTAACGGAGCAGTTCCTGTTGTAACTGTCGATGTATATTGGGTTGCTGAAACTGTTGATTGTCCAGTAATTGTGCTGGTAACATTTAAGGTTGAGCTCAAAGTAGTTGCACCAGTAACATCCAATGTTGTACCGATAGTAGCAGATGTAGTTACATCTAAACTAGAACTTAATGTTGTTTCGCCGGTTACATCTAATGTAGTATTAAATGTTACTGCACCGTCTGCTTCTAATGTACCTTCAGTATGAACATTACCAGTAGTATCAGCAACTGTAAATGCTGTTGTGTCGACGCTAATGCCACCGTTTAATGCAGCATTTCCGGTGATTAATAATCCGCCCGCTTTAATAGTACCATAAGTACCGGAAAACACTCCATTAGTTTCTGTTCCGTCTGAATAGTATTCAAGATAGCCGGTATCGTTTGCCCAACCAAAAAATGCAAATTTATCAGTTGTTTTAAAATAATGTATCTTAAAACCAATATCTCTTCCGTCATCATTAATTAATGGATCTCCACCTGGGGGGTTATGAAGATCGATAATAGAATCACTAACACTATAATTTGTAGATTCGATAGTATAATTTTGACCGTTAACAATAATGCCGCCATTAATTGTAAGGTCTCCTAAAATAGTTGTTAAACTATCGCTGACTGTAATTGCTGTAGTTCCGTTAGCAGTTAAAGTTATATCGCTATCGAGTGCAACACTTACATTACTTGTACCGTTGTTAATTGAATCAAGTGCTACAGGCGCCGGTGCTGAAGTAACACTCGATGTTACAGATAATGCTCCCGAATCGTCTGTAATTGTTAAACTACCGATAGTGATACTACCTGGACCTACATAAACGTGATTCCATCTATTGCTAGGTGTTCCTAGTGTTAAAATATTATCAACATTAGGCGCTATGTTTGTAGCAACCTTAGTAAAGTATTGTCTTACCGCAGCTTCTGTGGGTAATGCAGCATTACTATTTCCGCTTAATGTTGAGTCGCTTGAAAATTCGTTAACTACTTCGCCAACTTGTGCGCCAATGCTACCTAATCGTAAACTTGTTAATCCTGATAGGTCAAATGCACTTGCATTAAGTGTTGCTCGACCGGTTGCTTGATCGACTCTAAAATATTCACCTACTCTAAAATTACCATCTTGGTCTGTGCTAACATAGAATACACGAGCAGGAAATAATTCAATAACTTCGTTACCTTGACTCGGAGTAACTAACGGTTTATCAGGATAATTTGTTGTTGTAATTCCACCAGTTCCGATATCGAGGAAGTCGTGTCCGGTTAATCTTATATTTGAATATTCATTTCTAATGATAACTGCATCGTTATCAAAACTTTCAACTGCTTTTTCGCCTGCAAGAACAAGCACAACAAAGCCGGTAATAGGATCAAATTCTGCTACATTTTGTATAACATAAGAAGTTGGATCACCGCTTACAAATTCAATACTTGATCCCGGTTTTGGTTCTTCATCTAATCCGTCAACTACTAATACAAATTCATTTTGGCCATGTAATGCATTTGACGTAAGTGTAACACTTCCGCCTCCGGACGAAGTAACTACTTCGTTATTTTGGAACGGGGTTACTGATGTTAATGTATAATAAATTTTATCTGCGGTTGGTTGGAAATTAGTTACTGTACCAGTTGCGCCACTTGTTGCTCCGGTGATTGTATCACCTTTGTCAAAATCTCCGCCTGTTAATGAAGTTGGGGTATAGAATAGCGTATTGCCGTATAAATTTCCGGTGAGAGTGTCTTCATCAACATTATAACCAGATGATAAAGATCCGTATGTACCGTATGAGTTGTTACCGTTTAGCGCACGAATTTTGCCGCCGCCAGTTGCTGCATATCCGATATGGCAATAGTAGGTAAAACATGAAACGATTTCAGCTTTACCATTATCTTTCATCCAAAAGCCAACACCTAAATCACTAATAATAGTATATCCATGGAATACCATCGATTTAATACCGGTTGCATGAATACTACCATCAACAATCGCGCCAACTGACCCCGATGACTTTGCTGTACATTCGATGACATATGGTGATTTAACTACAATAGGTGTTGCAGGATCAAATGCAACATAGACGCCGCCTATTGTAGAATTTTCAATATCTTTGTCGTCGAGCAAATATGCTTGAAAACCAGTTAATCCGATAAAGTGCATCTTGTTTAACAATGCACCGTCACCGAGCTGCCACATTGTTTCTTCTTCAAATCCGGTAGCCGGTTGAACAATTGTAGTACGTATGCTATCTCCAATGATTGAGACAAAACTTGGAACAACGATTGGTAGTTGTTCTGTATAGGTGCCGGCTGCAATACGAATAGTTGCCGGACCTGTTATTTGTGTACAAGCATACTGAATGGTTTCAAATGCAAGACCCCAAGATTTACCACTATTTGTATTACTTCCGTCTGGACTTACATAATAAACATTATCGGTTGTTTCAACTTCGATATCAGTTGACCCGTCAAATGCTATTCCGTTGATATTAACCGGTGAATCTAACTTTGTTGCCGAGTCTGCATTTCCTTGCAGTACAAATGTTTTTAAATCAGCTACTGTTGTTTTTTTGCTGGTTAAAATTCCGCTTGGATCAACTACAGGAACAATGATAGTCCCATCTACTACTGATAACGGTATAAGTTCTGAAAATTTAATCGACATTATTATCCTCGAATAAACGAGTATCCTGTTCCACCAGATACATATGTTTCTATTTCTTTATCTAATTTTTCAAGTTCTTTTTCTGCTTCTTGTATCAGTGCGCTACCGTTTAATTGAATTGTTCCACCACCGCCTGGGCCGGCAATACTACCGAATAGGCTACGAGCTTGTCCTAACATACTTTTACAAGTTGCCAATGTATAATCATATAACCACTGTTTTGCATAGATATCAGTTAATAATGCAAAATCTGGTCTATAATTATGTGTTTTTAATAAAATCTGTTCGCCTTGTGCAAAAGGTCTTTGTAATATAGTGAGAGTGTGTGTTTGAGGCTTCCATTTGAATTCGATAAAAGAACCGAACATCCGACCGACTAATTTTTGATATCCTGCAAATAATTCGTATGTTGCGAGTCCGCCCATCATGCTTCCGCTTAATAAGTAGGTGTTAGTGTATGCTAGATTGAAAGGCTCAAACAAAGTCCCGCCGCCACCTAATCCGGTTCTCGATCCAATAGCTCTTCTAAATACACTTTGTACTTCAATTACTTCATCTGGTAGTCGATATTCGTTTTGATCTTGATGTAGTTCTAAAAAGCTATAACTTTCTTCTACAGCATTTGGACTTCTTTGTCTAAATCTCGTTAATGCACGATTAAGTGCAGTTTCATAATGTTGAGGATCTAAGTCAAGATCAATCATTCCGTCGCCTAGCATTAGACGAACATATTCAAAAACTTTATTTCGTTCAATTAACGATGTAGTGTCAGACATAATACCTCTCCAAGTATATTTATGCGATAAATATAGTTAATAAGTGGGAGATTGCTTTGCCTCGTATTTCTTTATATAAACCAGAAAAAGGTAATAATTATCGATTCATCGACAGACAAATATCGCAAATGTTTCAGTTTGGCGGTACCGATGTTTATGTTCACAAATACCTTGGTCCGAAGAATCCAGACGAAGGTACTGCGGATCAACCGATATACGATGAGATTAAAGAAACAAACATACAAGATATGTTGTTTTTAGAAAATCGAGATCGAAAGTACGATCAAGAAATTTATAGAATTCGCGGTATTTATAATGTTCAAAATATCGATTTCAACCTTAGTCAATTTGGGTTGTTCATCGATAATGACACTCTTTATATGACGGTGCATATTAACGACTTTATTAAATATGTCGGCCGTAAACCATTGTCGGGCGATGTAATGGAACTGCCACATTTAAAAGACGAATTTGCGTTGAACGATTATGATATTAGTTTACCTAGATATTATGTTATTCAAGATGTAGGCCGTGCAAGTGAAGGATTTTCCGCTACTTGGTACCCGCATTTATATAGACTTAAACTAACCAAGTTAGTTGATGGACAACAATTCTCTGACATACTTGATAAACCTGCAAGCGACGAATCCGATATGACCTTGAGAGATTTATTAAGCACTCATGCAAGAGAATTAGAAATTAATGATGCTATTGTTCAGCAAGCCGAAGCAGATGCGCCAATGAGTGGTTACGAAACTAGACAATTTTATACATTGTCGGTTGATAAAGATACCGGAAAATCATTATTAACTACAACTGACACTTCTACTATCGACGCCAGTTCAATGGGCACAAGTGTGTTAGCTAGTGGTCAAAATGCTGTTCCGTTACGAACAGGATACACTGGATACTTGGTTGGAGATGGTTATCCTGTTAACGGTTATGTATTTGGGCACGGTATTCAGTTTCCAGCAAATGCAGCAGCAGATGACTTTTTCTTAAGAACTGACTTTATGCCAAACAGGTTATTTAAATTTGACGGTATTCGGTGGATACGAATCGAAGATGCCGTTAGGATGAATATGACTAACAACGATGTTAGACAAACACTTAAAACAGGATTTATTAATAATTCTGATTATATCTACACTAACGAACTAGCGACTGATTTTGTGTCATTAACAGAAGGACAATATGTAATTAACACTGAGATCGATTTTATGGAAACGCAATATGTTTGCTTAAAATTAGAAAATACTCAAGTAATTACGGTAGAAGTAGGATATTCATCTGCAGAGAATCCTTCGTTAATTACATCATATACAGACTCTTCTTTATCACAGAAAGTTAGGATTACATTACCTGAAATTAACGGAACACAACAAACTATTCCTTATTCAGGTACTTGGAGACTTCGTTTATGCGATACTAGAGAAGCAGTTAGACAAAGTCTCTCAAAAGCTCTTAGACCAAAGGCGGATTTATAATGCTTCATTTCTACGATGCTCAGATTAGACGGTACATTACACAAACTATTCGTGTATTAAGTAATTTTACAGTAAAATATAGCGACGGAACATTGGTGAGAATCCCGGTACTATACGGCGATTCTGATAGACAAGCAGCTAGTATTATTCGACAAAATTCAGAAAATAAGATTAATTCAGTTCCGAGAATTAGTGTATACATTTCCGGTCTAAGTTTAGATGCAAGTCGGTTATCTGATTCAACATATATCGGAAAAATGCATATTCGAGAAAGAGGTGTTGATTCGACTACTGGAGAGTATACTAACGAACAAGGTAGGAATTATACGATCGAAAAAATAATGCCTACACCGTATAAATTAAAGTTAAAAGTTGATATATGGACTGCAAATACCGATCAAAAATTGCAAGTAATGGAACAACTTTTAATTTTGTTTAATCCAACTTTGGAATTACAAACTACTGATAACTACATTGATTGGACTAGTTTAACTTCTCTTATTTTAGAAGATATTATGTGGTCTAGTAAAAGTGTTCCTGTTGGAGTAGAAAATCCTATTGACATTGGAACGTTAACTTTAGATGTTCCTATTTGGATTAGCCCTCCTGCTAAAGTTAAACATCTTGGCGTTATTACAAAAATTATTACTAGCATGTATGACGGCACATATACTAACCCTACTGGTTATGTCGACGGTTTAGGTATTGATACCGCTGAACCTACTACATCTATGGATGCCGAGTTAACTAGAATCGTTACTACAATCACAGAGTTTAACATAGAAGTTTTCAATAACCAAGTTATTCTATTAAGCCCGTCCGAAGCAGTAGTAGCCGGTCCTACGAGATTAGACATGCCTGTTCGATTAGGCACACCTATTAATTGGGAAGAAGTATTTTCAAAGTATCCACATCAATATGTTGCAGGGTCAAGCCGGTTATTTTTAACACAAACTAACGGAACAGAGATAGTCGGAACAGTAGCTGTCGATTCGTATGATAATACTATATTAAGAGTTAATTGGGACGAGGATACTCTTAACACTAATACAGGAATTGATTCTAACGGTTTATTTGATTACGAGCCAGGATACGATGCAGCTGGCAGCAATCGACCAGGAAGTCCCGGAACGTTCGATGCTATCATCAATCCATTAACATTTAATCCACGACGTCCATTGAAGGAATATACTGATCAACCAGTATCAACTGGAATTAGATATTTGATTGTTGAAGATATTGGTAACATTGTTAACGATGATGGGCCTGATGCTTGGAAATCGTCAAGCGGTGTTGACTTTATTGCCAACGCCAATGACATTATCGAATGGGACGGGAATCAATGGAATGTTATCTTTGATTCTGTTCAAAAAACTAATGTAATGGTGTGGCAAACTAATATATACACAGGAATCCAGTACTTATGGAATGGTACTATGTGGATTAAAAGTTTTGAAGGTATATATAAAGTTGGCCAATGGAAGCTAGAACTGTAAGAGATAAAATTGTTTGTAGTGGTGCGTTGATATATTCAACAGAAACCAAAAGAGTCCTATTATTGCAAAAAGCCCATGGTAAAAATCAAGGAACTTGGGGGTTAGTCGGGGGGACAAACGAACCTAACGAGTCAGTCTGGCAAGGGTTACAACGAGAAATAAAAGAAGAGATAGGGTTCTTTCCAGAGATTATCAAAACTTTTCCTATCGAGTCGTTTATGTCAAACGACAAAGTTTTTAATTTTTATACTTATTTGTGTATTGTTGAAAAAGAATTTATTCCTACATTAAGTTTAGAACATTGCGGATGGGCATGGTCTACTATTGATAATGCTCCAAGACCGTTGCATCAAGGGCTTAGAAATAGTTTTTCTAATAAAATAATAAGAACAAAGATTCAAACTATTTTTGAGTTAATACAACTTTTATGATAATTGTTACCGGAGCAAACGGATTTATCGGGTCAAACTTAGTAAAACATTTGTTAACGCAAGGGCATGATGTTCGCGGAGTAGATTTTGAATCTCGTAATTATAATATTAATTGTATTAACTTTATTGCAGAAGATTTTTATAAAGATTTAAAAAGCTACTGT